TTCTGGGGTTTGTTCTTCTCTTTTTGGATCGCCTGTTCTAGTTGATCCGCAACTCCGCAATACTTACTTAACTGCCCCCAAACGCCTTCAGCCTCGGCTGCAAACTCCGAGGCTTTCTTTATGCCAGACCATATCGCACTCGCCGTGGCAAGTAGCGTAATTGGATCCATTTATTCCCCCCATGTCTTGGCCCCGGCTTTTGGCACCGATGTTGCCCATACTGATACGGATTGTTTTAGTCGTAACGGTGCACCGCAGTCAGAGCAAGTATCGGCGGTCAGTTCAGCCTCGTCAAGGTCGTACCCACACGAAGCACAGACTTTAACTTCCTCAGTGCGACAGACCTTAACACCGTCAACCTTGTGTGCTTCAGTAAGTGTTTTCATGTCCTAAACCCTTATATAAACCAAGTAATGATGGAGTATCTAACTCGTCGTGTTACAGGCATGACTTCGTGTGGGTACAAAAAGTTTGATGGAAACATCAGCGCTGAACCTTTAGGCGGTTTATAGACAAGTTCACGATTAAAGAACCCAAACTCCCCACCTTCAAACCCATCGTTCAATGTAAAAGAACAGGACACAATACGAGGGGCTTGTAAAAAATGATCTGTGTGTTCTTTGTAAAATTCACCCTCTTGATAGCGGAGAAGTGTATAACCAGAATCACCTTGAATTTTAGCATGTTTAAACTTTTCGTTATATTGTTTTATTGCGCTTGCAGCACACTCAAATAATTTGTTGTCAATACTTTTTCTTTTTTCTTGATTTTGTTCGATAATAAAAGAGTCTGATATATGTATGGCATCACAACGTCTTATATCTCGTTTTGTTCCACTGTCAACAATTGTGTTCACCCAATTTTTATCATTTCCATACTCTTTTAGCACTTCATCACATAATTCGTCAGGAACTATGTTTTCAAATACAACAATATAATCACGAAGATCAAAACTCATTGGCGGCGTTCTTTATCAAAGTAAGCATAAGCCCGTGAGCCGTCTGCCCTTACATAATGAAAAAACACTTGTGTCTGCATGTTGCCTTGATAAGCCTCCCGCCAGTGGTCTGCCATACAACCTAAATACATCATGGCATCGCCGGGGTTTAAATTAATACTTATCTCTTCACCGTTGGGTTTTTGAATCCAAATAGGCCAGTCAGTTTCATCTTTTTGAAGGTTTACAGTAAGGCTAATTTCACAAGCATCTCGATCACGATGTCTGGCTAACACTTCACCTTTACTGTAAATCCTGCCATAAACATAAGTTGGTAGTACATCTTCTCCGCACAACCCACTTACCTGTGGCACTTTTTTCACCAACATCCTAACGCATGGCATCAAATTGTATATAGCAGGAGAGGACGGACACTGAGGATCTAAACTCAAACAACCGTCCCTTTGAGCAATAAAAAAAGCCTGAGCCAATTCGTCCGCCTCTTGAGTGGTCAAGAAGTTAGGTACATACAGATAATTGTTTTGCTCAAGGCTGAGATTCATTTTGAGCGGCGGCGTCAGCGGTTTCTTGATCTAACTTGGCTTGCCACACAGCAATGCAAGCAGTAGCCCAAGCGGGGATCTCTGTGACCCGATCGTTTTGGATCATGGGTGAGTTGTACTCTATCTCTCCGGTGTTGTCGCTTTCTTGGTTCCATTGAAACGCCCAGAAGTTCGCCGGAAGTCCACACTGAGACAAGTCAAGACCATGACGGAAGTTTCCATCTACGCCAACGGCGTTATCAGCACCAACAATCGTAATACGCATCATTTACTCCTAACAGTTCTAGGTTTTACAGTTTTTGCCTTTGGAGGACTTATCTCCAACACAGGAGTTTGATCCTGTTGTTTTTGAAACCCCAAAGACGCCAATAAAACTTTTTGAGATGTCTCGTTGGACTTGACCATCTCGTTACGGAAACTTTCTACCGCCGCACCGGTTTGTCTTTGTTGACCCGAGTTCTCAATCAAAAGCATCGGCATCCAAGCAATAGCACACTGATACTCATCGACTTGATTGCCAGTATTTGTGTCAACACCCTGCACCCGAGTAAACCAAGCGCAAGTCAGACCAACACAGTCTTTTTTGAGTAAAGGGCAGAAGGTTCCGTTTTTAAGTTGCATACTTAATTTTTGGTTGCTCGTATAACATCAACATACTTAACAGCCAAGTTAATGGCGTTACCGCTAAACGTACCCGAACCACTTGAAAACGAGAACGGGTGATTGTGCGAACCACCGCCACCAGTATTATTTACCATCGCATCCACATTAGTGGTACCGCTTGGAGAACTTTGACGCATATATAAACCGCCGTCGACGGAGTTATCGGCACCAATAGCAAACATATTTGCGGATGGGAAAGAAATATCTCCGTATTGGCCTGAAGAAGCAACTAAAGAGTGTTTGTGACTTGGAATCTGGGGTGTAGTAAGAGTTGTAGAGCCTGCCGAACCTGACACTGCGGTAATTGCAACAGAACCCGTTGGCGTCTGTGAAGCAAACGCCGTTGTAAAGTCAACTGAACCACCCGTGCTTGCAGAGCCGGTTACAACCCGAAGACCCGAGTTGTTAAAGTTAGTTGAGTCTTTAGTCCAACCAGTAGGAGCAGCAGTCTGGGCAAACAACATCACCGTACCAGCATCAAACGCTGCGGCAGCAGCAGAAGACCAAGCAGAGCCGTTAGATGTCAGTACGTTTCCAGAAGTGCCGGGAGACACGAACTTGACGTTACTCGTTGTGTTGCCAATTAAAACCGCTTCAGCAGTTAGTGTGTTTGTTCCAGTACCGCCAGAAGAAACAGGAGTGTGTGTTAAGGCGTTCACAACATCTGTGCCATTGTTGTAGAGCAGCATAGACCGAGCCGCTGGGACTGCAATACCCGTTTGACCGGAGACCTTCACCGTAATGGTGTCAGCCGTGCCGTTGTTGACGATGTAAGGCTTCTGAATGGCTGGGACGATTAGATCCCTTGCACCACCCGTGGTCCCTGCTAGGTTTAAACGCAACGCCCGTGCATCTTGTCTGGCGTTTGTATCCGTCAGGGTTAAAGTTTGATTGGCGCTGGCAAAAGTAACAGTAGCCGTCTCTACAAGCGCTTGCTCAATTGCAGCCCCAAGGTTGTCGTTGGTTACGTTACCCCATGTACCGGTATTTTCCCCGGTCGCCATGAGTTGGATCTTTATGTTTGAATATGTGGATGCCATTTAATACTCCTATGCTGCGATTGGAAGCCAATTTGGTGTCTGACTTGTATCGATTAAGCCCCACACCAAAGGTCTAGAAACTCGTCCTACTGCTTGTACCCCTGTGACCGTGACGAATGCTTTGCCGCTCTCGTCCGTTTCACCTTCAAATATTGTACCGACAACTCCGGTAACATTCACTACCGCTTTAGCAGCGGTATCTACAGTGCCAAGAACGCCTGTGGCCTGAACCCCCGTTGGGAAAACATTCGTTCCCGCATCTATTTCTTCTTCGCCAAGTTGTCCAGTACCAAATACACCCGTTAAAACAACACTACCACCAGCGGATACGGTCTCAACACCAAGTTCGCCAACGGCTTGAACACCTGCTGGCTGAACCGAACCCTTGGCAGATATTCCTACACTATTTAAAAGTCCACTGCCTTGAACCCCTGTGACATCTACATTGGCGCCAGCCTGAACTTCTTCTTCACCAAGTTGCCCGGTACCAAAGACTCCGGTAACTACAACATTGGCTAACCCATCAACCTCGACTGTGCCAGTTTGACCAAGCGCCTGAAGCCCGGTTACTTGTACAAAATTAACTGTTCTTTGGGTTACGGTGCCAAGAATGGCTTGTGCTTGTACTCCAGTTTCTTCAACGTTTGCATCACCCGTTACTGCCGCAGTGCCTACCTGCCCTAAACCCTGTACTCCTGTCGGAGTGACTATATAGACTGCTTTTGTTTCGGCAGTCCCAACTTCTCCAGTCGCTTCAACCCCAGTAACGGACACGTTGGCCTTGGCTACTATGATCTCAAGACCAATCGCAATAACGGCTTGCTCACCGGCTGGCTGAACAGCACCGCCCGCATTGATCCCAACGGGGTCTAGGAATACATTACCTTGGACGTTCGTGCCGTTAACAACGACACTACCACCGGCTTTAACAGTTTCATTACCTACTTGTCCAGTGGCTTGAACACCCGTGACATTAACTTCGGCGTTGGGGTTGCCGATGCCCCAAGCGCCTGTACCCCACTCGCCTAAACTCCAACCCGGCATAATTATCCTCGGCGAGTAGGTTTAGTTAAGCAATACGGATAATCGCATTAGAAGCATCGTTGGTCGGGAAGATCACCACGAAGTCACCGTCCGTAGCAGTCTTGTCTGAACCGAAGTCCAACACGCATACCGCAGCGTTTGTTAAAGCCGTATTAGCAACACCGTTTGCCGAGGGAGTGCTGTTATAAATCAGAGCACCACGAGCCGTTACGTTCACATTGGTAAACGTGGCATCCGAGAAATCAGTAAAACCCGTACCCGTATTGGCGTTGGTGTTAGTAACGTTTACACCGGTGTTGGTCAAAGAAACACCACCAGCCGAGTAGTTAGTACCAGAGGCTTCGTTGGTTGCCGTATACGCAGTGGTATTTGCATCAATATCAGCCGTGCTTAGATAAAGTGCAATCTTAAAAGTGTCTCCACTAGCATCACGAAAATCGTGAACGGCAAGCAGTAACTCTGCCTTAAAAGAAGAACACATCGCTTGTGTAATTGCCATGATTGGCTCCTATTCGTCTAAAAGTTTAATTAACTCAGGATGTCCTGCTTTCCTGAACTTTGCGACCAACGTCACTCGTTGTGAACGCATGGCCTCATTCATGTAAAACACCAGAACGTTCCTGATGTTCTCCCGAAATGCTCTTGCTTGCTCAGTGATGGCGGGATGTG